TTTCCGGATTCTCTCCGATGGCCTTCAGCTCGCTCTGGCGGGCCTGCAGCTCCGCCACAGTCATCTTCTTCAGCTTTTCCTTCATGGTTCTGTTCCTCCTCATTTTTTCAGGGTTGCGATCGCCGCATTTCTGCGCTCGCTGTTCTTCCTGGCTTTCCTGACTTCCTGCAGTTCGGTTTTCAGTGCGCTCTCCAGCGGATCCTCATCGCTCTCCAGCGTAGGATCTTTTCCCGCGGCCTGCAGTTTCGTCTGGTCGTATGCGGGGAAGGCAACGGCGGATACTTCGAACACCTTTGCGATGTGCATGATCCGGCGCAGCGGGTTGTCGCTGTCTTCGTCCTCCCACATACTTTTATCCACCGTGAACATGAACGACATTCCGGTGATGTCGCCACGTTTCACGGCTGAATACAGTTTTTTCGCGTCCAGGTTGTTTTCCGTGTCCAGATCGACCCGGATCTCCAGCCCGTTCTCGACGCGCTTCAGCTGCATGGTGCTGTTTTCGTTGTTGTTCCGGCTCCGGGCCAGCGGCACCATGCTGGTATTGTGCCCGATCAGAAACGGCACGTCCGTCAGGTCGGTTTCTCCGTCTACGGCGCCGGCATCGATCACCTCGCGCCGCCAGCCGTACTGGATCACCTGCCCGTAAACGATCGGAAGCCCGATCAGGTGCGTTCCGTGCTGTTCGTTTTCCGCTGCCCGTATTTCAAAGCGGAGCTGGCGGATTTCCCGGTTATTCTTTGGCATTCTTCTCATCCTCCTGCTTTTTGCTTGGGACATTATTGTCCTTTGCATCCGGCCTGCCTTCATCGACCATGTAGTATTCGCCCCGAATCGGCGCATGCTGTCCGGCGCCGTCCGGCAGCGGCGCGTAGTTGAACAGGTCGCGTATCTCATCGATCAGCAGCGCCCCGCGGTCGCCCAGCTGCTGGCTCATGCTCACTTTGTCCGCGACGCTCATATACTGCAGCCGGTTTGCCGTCAGCAGCGCCCGGTTCCCGGATGCCTGTTCCCGGTCTGTGTAGATCATGCTGGACAATCCATCGCTCATCTTGATGGCGAACGGTTCTATCTCTCCATCGTAGAAGGTGCTCAGTTCCTCCGGCTTCGCCGTGTTCATGATCACCGCTTCGCTGACTCCGAAGTACCGGAAGACGTTCTTTTCGATCAGCTCCTGCTGATCCTTGTCGACCAGGTTCTTTGCCGCTTCCAGCTGCTTCACGTTCGTCACGTTGTTGTTGAAAAGCAGCAGCCCTCCGCCGCCTTCCTGAAAGTTCAGCTTGTCAAAGCGCTTCCGTTCCTTCGCCAGGTCTTCGTCGAACATGTAGTTCGTCACCTGGGCCATGAATCGATAGGTCGCCGCGTTCTTCACGCCCTCCATGATCGCCTGATCGAAGGTATTGATCATCTCCATGGTCGTTCCCAGCGGCGCGTTCCCGTCTCCGAAGAAATCGTTTTTCAGCTGATGCTTCCGGATGATGCAGCACCGATCCAGCTCCATGGCCTGCCGCTTTCCTCCGGCGATCTGGAAGACCAGGTAAACCGTCCCGGCTCTCTCCCGGATCTCGCATCCGCTGGGATACACCGGCCAGAAGCCCTTCTGCTGTCCGTATTCGTCCAGCACCGGCACGATGATCAGGTTCGTTTCGACCTCGTAGATGGCGTTGCATCGCTCCAGGAAGTCCGGCCAGGTGGAGAACGGGTTCGGGCGGATCTTCACCGCGTTGTAAAGCTCCCGCTTTGCCGCTCCGCGCATGTCAAACCGCAGCTTCATGATGTGCCGTCCCTTTGCGTAGATTGCTTCCCGCACCAGGGCGCTTTCGTAAAGCTGCCCGCTCCAGCTGGTGAAAACCGGCGCGTAGGCCGTGAACGTCTCCATCGTCGTCAGCGGCTGCCCGTTCGTCGGCTGCGGTTTCCGCTTCCCGAAGATCTTCTCAATCAGTCCCATTCTGTTTTCCTCTCCATCTTTCCGCGATGATCGGATTTCCTTCTTCGTCTCTCTCCGCGCATTCCGGTTTGCTGGTTTTCCTGCAGACCATCCCGGTGAATCCTCCGCGCCGAAAGCACATCAATTTCCGGCACTCTGTGTTCCTGTCTGGGTCGCACTTGTACCACGTTATTTCGTCGCTCATCTCTCGTTCCTCAGTAGATGCTCCATCTCGGTGTAATAGTTCCGGCGCATGGTCATGCCGTCCAGCAGCGCCGCCATGCCGTCGATGTGCGCCGTGCTGCTGACCTTGATCAACCTCCGCCGGTTCGTTTCGTCGAATTTCAGGGCGCTGTCCATCATGTGGATTTTCATCAGGTTGTTGTCCTCCGCGCTCTTCAGCCTCCCGTCTTTGATCATGCCCTCCGTGTCGATGATCACGCCCGTCAGGTTGCTGCCCTGGCTGACGCTCTCCATCTGGAAGCCCATGCCCTGCAGATCCTGCACCAGGAAGGCTGCGCTGTATCGGTCATATCCGTTCTTCTGCGGCAGGATCTCATATTTCCGCACCAGCTCCGTGTAAAAGGCTTCCACGTCGTGATAATCCACCACGTTGTCCCCGCTCAAAATCAGGTACCCTTGTTCCACATACTTTCGGTATGGGATCCCGTCCCGGGCCGTCGCTTCCTCGATCTTTTCCTTCGGCATATAAAACCGCGCGAAGAACCAGACCGTTTCGCCCTTCTGAATCAGGATGATCACCGCTGTCAGGTCGGTCGTCATGGATAGGTCGATCCCGGCCAGCGCGTAGGTGTGCCGGAAGTCCTCCAGTGTCTTTCCGGTGTCGCTGAAGCAGAGGTTTACATCCTCCGCCCGCAGCCAGGCCGCGCTGCTGTTCTGCTTCAGGCAGGCGACCTTTGTTTTGAATTCCGCCGCCTGGCTCATGCTCTGCTCCGCCGCGGCGATGTCCTCCAGGATGTTGTCCACCGTCAGGCTCACGCCCATGTTTGGGTTGCTCTTTCGCAGCTCGTTGATGTCGTTCCATTTCTCCGGATCGTCGACCATATACAAAAACGGAGCAAGCCGCGTCTCCCGGCTCGTTCCGTTGATGACCGCCGTCGCCCGGCGGATCATTTCGTCGTAGATCCCATCCTGTACGTATCCTGGCGTCGTGATGGAAACCAGCACCGGCTGCTTTCGGGCGCCCAGTGCGGATTTCATAACCTGATACTGCCGCAGGCCCTGCTCTCCCTGCCAGGCCCCCAGCTCGTCGCAGATGACCCCGCTCGGGTTCAGGCCGTCGCTCTTCTTTTCGGAAAAGGCGATCGGCATCGCGCTGCTGTTCGTCTCCGCGACGTACATGTCCGTCCGCCGCTTCTGTGTGATGGCTGCCAGCTCCGGTTCTTTTTGGATCATCTGGTACAGTGCTTCATAGCAAAGCCGCGCCTGGTCCATCCGGGTGGCCACCGTGTACAGCCGCTTTCCGTAGTCCGGATCGAAGTAAAAGATCAGCGCCATGATGCAGGCTGCCAGCAGCGTCTTTCCGTTCTTCCGGCCCATCACGATCAGTACCTCGCGGAAAACCCGCACCCCGTCTTCGTCCACGATGCCGAAGATCACGCTGAGCATGGCCTTCTGCCAAAGCTCCAGCTTGATCAGTCCAGGAGCTAATGCCCCCTCATGATGCCTGCAGAACGTCTGAACAAAACGGATGCACATGTTCGCTTTCTTCTGCGCGAAGAAGAACCGCTTTTCCTGCAGCCCGTCGATGATTATCCGATACCAGTCCCGGATCCAGTGTCCCACCGTCACGCTGCCGTCTGTGATCGCCTGGTAATATTCCAGGATGTAGTTCTTCGGTTCCGGCGCCGCCGTTTTCTCTGATCCTCCGCCGGTTTTCTTTATCGTCCTTGTTCCCGCATTTTTCATCCACTCCCGCCTTCATTCCGCCGATTCTGTTTCTTCTCCGGTTCCGCAGTATATCCTGGGCACAGATTCCCGCAGCCTCTTCCTGCATTCCTCGCAGGCCCAGCCGATAAAGTCCGCCACTGCCAGCATCCGCATCTCTCGCTGTCTCTTTCCACAAAGCTGGCATTGCCCATTTCTTCGCGGATCCGGCTGCGGGCTAATCATCGCCCATCATGTCCATCATCTTGAGCAGGCGGCTTTCCTTCACCTGCTCCTCACTCAGCTTGTCGATGATCTGGATCAGCGTCGCGACCGTGCTGTTCGCCGCCGTGCTGGTTTTGTTGTATTCTGCAATCGCCGGGTTTGTGCACAGGTTTTCCCGGCCCTTGACGTAAGTCTTTGTGATCGTCGTC